CAATTGGGGCCGTCAATTTCATTGACAAGTTTTTCCCCGTTTGTTGCATTTGGCGACCGAACTTGTCCATTGATCGGCCGGCCTTGTTTAGTCCCTTTTGAAAAGGTGAGATATTTGCCGAGAGTCTGAAATTAAGACTGCTTAAATTTGCCATTCTTTTGCTTTGCGCGTTCTTTTCGTTCGTTTATCTCGGCTAATATTTCGCCGCGTGTCCACACCTTGTGTTGCTTTTTCTCTTGCGATTCCCATGGAAACACAATCAAATCTTTTGCCTTGATGCTTTTCTTTGTGTGTGGATTAAGCAACAATGTCGTTTGCCATCTTATCCTTTCCCACTCCGTTTGTTCCTTTCTGTTTTCCAACTCATTCCACCCGATGACCATATTGGTCCACTCACGTGGTAATAAATCATAAAACGATTCCGGCATCAATCCAATTTGGCCGAAGGCGAACGCTTCTAAGTCATCCCATGTGGATTCCTTTTTGTTCGTTTGACCGCTTCGGCCTATGTCTTTTTTTCCGCGTCGGTCGTAAATTGTTTCTCGAATATTGCGAAAGACTTTTCTAAAATAGTTTCGTCTTCATCAATCCAATCCGCAATGTCCGCTACTTCATATCTAAACGGTGACTTGTCTTTCCTTGCGCCATCTTTAAAACCGCAATACATTAAAGTGATCGCGTGGTCCAAGGTCATATCTTCACCAAGTTTTTCAAGTTGCGCCAATGTTGTTCCCGTCATTCTTGAGAACTCACGCAACGCATTAAATCCAAATCTTATTGGATGTTTGCGATCTGCAATTTCAATAATTTGTGTCATGTTGTTGTTTTGTTTTGTTGTTGTTTGTTTTGTTTTGTTTGTTGTTGTTTGTTGTGATGTTTAATAAAGGGACCGCCCAGTGGACGATCCCTATTTACTTACTAGGCAACCGCCGCTTGAGTTAGAACACCCGTTCCAGTAAAGCCAAAAGAGAACGTCACATTTTCTTCTGTTCCCGCTTCTTGCTCGTAGCTTGTGATGTATGCGTCACCCGTGTAATCGATTTCCGCAGTTGTAGACGAACCAAACTTGATCTTCACCAATGTGCGGTTTGATAACAAAGTGAACAAATCATCCGGAGTATCGAAATCACCAGCGATTGAATAAGTCACTAATCCGTCGCCGCTAAGACTCCACGATTTTAGACCTTCAAGATTCTCTTGCCATCCGGCTGAATCTTTGGTTGTTGTGTCACGTGTTTCCATTGAAACACTAAGTGATGCGGAATTTGCACGACCTATGATGTCGAAACTTGTCCCAGCGTCTTCTGAAATTTGAATCACAACATCGGTTGCATTCATAATACTTGTTGAGGCCATTTTTTTACTTTTTTAATTTTTATAAATTTATAAATCAATCACGCGAAACTCTGAATTTCAAATCACATTGTGATCCGAAAGTTCGTTCGTCATCGCTGAACAAATCGCGCTGCCCTTCGAACATACACGATTGCAATTTCACGCCTTGAATAGTTCCTTTGATTCTCACGAATGCACTACGAACATATTCAACCGCGTCTTGTGTGTCCGAGTATTTCGTTGAAACCAACGTGATCCGGACATCTATTTCATCAATATTGGAATCGCTTTCCTTCGTCATACTTGTGGAAATATTCACCACCTCATACACCGCGAATGGCGTCGCTTTTGTTTGCGCTGAAACAACTGGAAACACACGCCCGCCAAACAATGTATTCAAATCTGAATCATTATCGAACTTGTATTTTATTACCTTCCCAATCATATTCGTGCGGCCTTTACTTGTTTATTTAAAAATGAACGCATCAATCTTTTGAATGTGTTTCCAACGCCGCTCATTTCCTTTTTTCTTGCACGTGTTGCAAAACCTTTGTTCGCACCGTTGTATGTTCCATTGTTTAAATAACCATACTCTAAAAAGTGAGCAAACCACCCACCCTTTTCCGGGTCCGAAAATGAACCTTTAACACGTGGACCAACTGACAAAGATGCAAACGTTGCGCCCTTCCTAATCTTTGTGGTGATAACCCCCATTGATTTGGCCAATTGCCCTTTTGATATTTGTGCGTATATTCCGCCGTTTCTGTACACCTTGAACGATCCACTTTCTAAATCCGTGATTTCGTTTTTGTAAGCCTCGACCATTGGTTTCAATGACCTACGTGCGATGCGTCTTATTTGCGCCGTTGTGACGCCTTCACTAAGTGTTTCTAATTCTTTGAACGCTCGTTCAAATTCCCGTCGAACATCCTTTTCGTCAAACCCAACAAACACCCCGCTCCCGCGGCTTGAAGATTTGCCGCCTATTTTGCCCCCGGAGTTTACATAGTCGCTTAGTCTGCCCATCGTGTCACAATCTTTTGGAACGCTTTTCTTGAATCTCCATTGATAATGGATTCAATCTTGTACGTTTCATTTTCATATATGATGCGCATTTGTTCGTTTATATCAGCACGATAACGAATGAAAAAATCAACGCGTCTTGTTGCAACTATTTGTTCACCCTCTTCGCCTTCGCTTCCGCTCTTGTCCTCAACCTTCGACCATACATTGGCCAAGGTGATAAACGATTTGTTCACTTCACCAAAGTCATCTGTTGATGTGGTAAAGGATTGGATCGTGATTCGTCGGTCAAGTTCTCCGGCTTGCTTAATCATTAGAATGTAAAAATTCTGTATGGATTCCAAAGGTATTCCGAAGATGTTGGCAGCCTATGAACACGATCACTTCTCTGATCGTATAAGTCTGATATCACCAACATCATTCCTTGAATTAATGGCTTAGGAATGGACGCAACGTCCGAACCAACCACATATTGGACAATCACTTGATTGACAACTCCAGCGGGTGCATACCAACCCGAAACGGATTGCACGCGTGCCGGTTCTGAAATTACATCCGTGATGTATCCGTCAGCCGCAACCGTTACCACTGAACCGATTGCGTCCACGTATTTGACTAATGATATTGACGCAACGGGACCGCGTGACAAATACAAAAGGTTTGACAAATTGTTCCAACGGTTTGTTGGGAACTTATCAAAGTATTCGTCAATTGTCGTGGTCACTAAAATCCGGCGTGTGTACTCTTCGCACATTGAACGCGCGGCCGAAATTAATGCAGCAATCAAAGTGTCGTCATCGCTATGGTCAACGCGCAAAAAGTTTTTTGCGTCGCTTAGCGAAATGGCTTCACTTGCCGCCGGTGTTACAATATCAAATGCCATCTATCGTGTTTCTTTTTTGGTTATTTTAACCGCTTTTTTTGCACGCGCTTTTGGTGCTTCGGCAATTGCTACGCAAAAACCAGCGTTCAAAAAGTCTGTGACCATTTCCGTGGAAGTAAGTTCCACCACCGCATCTTTGCGATAGTGGAACCCGTTTCCGGAGATAGATTTTAAAAATCTAACTTTCATTATTAGGCTTGTGCCAAATATTTAACCGCACGGCTATCAAGAACCGCTGAGTCTTTTCTTGAAGTAGCGATGAAGCCAATTTCAAGTTCGTCCATGTAGCGCTCGTTTAAGCGAATCAATTGAACACCACCAGTTGAGCGAACAACAAACTTGCTAAAATCAGCAGCAACCAACGTTTTCGCACCCGTTGAGATGGCTGAAGCCATATCATTGTTGTAGTACAAATTGTACCCGAACAATTTGTCCGGTTCGCCTACTTGCATACTTGGGATAAATACTGGGAAGTCGTTAGCAGAACCAAGACCCAAAGCACGTATTGCAGAGATGACCGCATCATTTGCCATAAGACCGAAAGACGCTTTGTTGCGGTAAGACGGGTCTAATGAATAGATAAGGTTTAGAACGTCATCAGCAGTGATTGCAGTCGCTCCAGCAGCGGTTGCGCCTAAAGCACCACCAGTGATCAAGCCTTGTGGCTGAGAAGATCCGGTTCCAGTAGTGAACGCTGCGTTTGTCGCGCGTGCAATTCTTTCGCCTAATGCTTCAGCAAGGAACGCGTTCAAGTCGAATGCGTTATCTTGTAGCAATTGCATTGAAACTTTCACTTGAGATGCGTAGTTGTATGCACTCAATTGCTTGTTTGCGAACGTCATATCTTGAACAGTTACCGCAGCAGCTTCAGAAATAAGCGCGCCGTTTGTAGCCGTGTCGTTGATTGTTGGATAATCCAACAAAGCACCACCCGAAGTGTTCAATTTTTTTGCTAATCTTTCAACCTCACCGGTGAAAAGACTTGCCATATCAAGTTCGTTACTAAAGTCTTGAGGAACTAAGAAGCCACCCAAAGAATCAGTTCCAACAACTTGCGTTGAGGTACCTCTCAATTGAGCCATCATCGAACGTTCGTCGTTGCTTAATGCACTCATTCCGTTGCGAAGGTACTTTTCGAAAGCGCCTTTGCGAGTTGATTTTGGAGCAGCTTCGCGAACTTCAGCGTTTGCGGCTAACTCTTTTTTCATATCGGCAGCACGTTCAAGTGTGTCGATTTGGTCTTTGATGCTTCTTGCATCACTTTCCATTGCGTCAAATTTTGACTTTTCCTCAGCGTTTAGACCACGGCCTTCAGCTTGAGCAGCGTCAACAATAGCCGTTGCGCCTTTGATTACTTCAGCACGTTTACCGCGCAATTCGATGTTTTTCATCGTTTACAGATTTAGAATTTTACTTTTATATAAATAAATGTTGGAATCATCTTCTTTTATTTCAGCTTCAACGGGCGCAACCTCTATCGGCGCAACTGCTTCAACCTTAACTTCGGGTTCTGTTTCCAAATCTCGCGTTGTAATTTCACTTGTAGCGTCCGGATAAGCCGGTTGTGCTACTGGTGAAACGTCTAACAATCGTGATATCTTTGTGATGATTCGGTATGTTTCGCCATTGCGCTCTTCCCAATAGTTATCACCTATTAAAAACGCAAACGACGATTGATTGATGTCGCCGCGTTTCATTAATTCAATAAGGTCTTTCGCATATGTTGTATTCGGCATTTTCACCTCGTAATACAATCCGCGGTCGTCTGAACTGATGGTCAACGTTCCCGATGACACACGGCCCAAAAGACGATTTTCGTCGTGGTTTAAGTATGCACGAACATCATCACCCATAACATCGCGAAACGCGCCCGGTGCAATTTGTTCGTAGAAACCACCCATATTTTCGGAATCTGAATTGTAAACCACAGCATAACCGCGCAGTATCACCTCTTCATCTTCACCAATTTCAACGTCTTCCATTCTATACTCAGAACGAACGATCTTGTTTTTTTGTAGTCTTATTTCGCCCGATTCAGAAATGTTGACAACGATTTCGTCGCCATTTTTTCCCATCACACGTTTTTCGATGTTTTTCATTTGCGTTATATTATTGTTCACCGTCGGTGATTATGTCTTGTTTTGCCGCGTCAACCATATTCAA